CATTATTTACCGATATCCTTGTGAGCTTTACCGACACTCATCCCGCTTCTCATTCTACTCATCATCTTCATACGATGCGACTTTAATTCACTTCCCGACATACCATCCTTTTTCAATTTATCCATATGCTTCTTCAAATCTGCTTTTTGCTTGTCACTTAATTTACCCATTGGTTTTGCTTTAGTTGAAGATGAATCGCCATATCCCATTATAATTAATAATAGAAAATTATTTTAACTCATATTAATTCAAACTCTTATTATATATTGTCTGCTGAACTCCCACAGAATGCCCTCTTACCTTGGCATCTTTAACCATATCTTTATAGTTATTAGAATCATATTTACTTGATAAATATGCCTTTGCCAATAAAATACTGCCGACATTTTTATTTAAATATTTTTGTGAGTATTTAATCAATATCTGACTAATCCTATTACGAGTCCAAGGCTTACCATCTCTTCCTTTAAACATAATTCCATATCCTTTTTCTTTTACATATTTTCTTAATAACTTCTTTAGTTGAAGATCTTCAACTTCAATTACATTTTGTCCATATGTTTTATTGGTTTTGTAATCATTTAATACTATTTCCATTTTGGATCTTCCAATTACTAAATAATTAATACTATTATCTGTTATCTTTTTATAATCACTTGCTCGTATGGATTTCATACCAGCAACATCATTTCTTATTGGAAATCTATGATAAAGATTAACCATCATATACGCTTGTTCCAGTTCATTAGCATCCGCTGACATCTCCGAAGACTCTTTGGAAAGGGAATCAATATCCTTTTTCATCAAACTAATCATCTTTGCGACTTCTTCACTTGTAACAAAATTATCCTTTTGAGAATCAGAAATAACTCCCGATTCTTGAGCTTTATTGTATTTATTACCATATATATCACGCTTCTTGGAGTAGGTTTCAATAATTTGTTGGTCTCCATTTATTGCTTGAAGATATACGATTATCGCATTGATGTAATTTTTTTGAGTCTGATAGTTAAGGTGTTTGATTTTATCAAAGACGTCTTGCGGTTGATTCAGAAAATCAAATGAATCTGGTGATTCAAATAAACTCTTCAATTTCTTTAGTTTATGTCCGTATACATTTAATGTAGATTGTTTTATTTTGTCTCCTTTATATTTTTTTATTTCTTCCATTTATCTATATAATAATATATATTTTAAATATTTCAAATTTACCATTATGCGAAATAGCAGTCCATTTTCCCCCCTTCAATTGTAGCAACCTTTAACAACTCCAACCATACACGGAGAGTGTAGTTTCCAGCCGCTGGAAGAGTGTTCTTGTATACAAGATCAATACCCTTGTTATTGACTCTTTCAGCACGATTGAGACGGAAAGCAGTCCATCGGAAATTACCACCAAGACCAGAGGACACTAATTTTTGAATGTGACCTTCAAACTTCGCAGCCGTCAATCCGGTCTTCGCAGCGGCATTGCTAGGAGCTAATTTTCCAGCGTTGTAATACTCATCACGAGATATCATAGGGATGCCACCTTCTGCGTGAGCAGTAGTCTGGAAGAGCTGGGAATCGTTACTGCGGTCAACCGAGAATAAATAGCGGTCATTGTATAAGAGATTCGTTGTTAGTTTGCTCTCATTCGTAGTGGGAGCAGCAGCAACATATCCATTACACATACTCTTTGCCACTTTATTGGCATCTGGTTGGATACCAAAGAATAACTTTGATACAAGGCGACCATTACCACCAACAGAGAATGTTAAATCACTGAAAGCAGTCTCGTCACCAGTTCTCTTGGCAAGTCTGTAATCTTCATACTGGAATACTAATTTAGGATTCTGTTGGACATATTGACTCATAATAGCACCATCATACGAAATAGAATCATATACCAATTTGACTTCACTCTGGGTAATGTCATATTCGACATCAACACTTCCACCAGTTTCATTCTGACACATAATAATAGAGTTCGAAGCTCCAGAAAGAGAAGAAAGTTTGTCTTGGAAAGTAATATCAATGTGAATCTCTTCATCAATCATAAATGCTGGGAGCTGATTGGTCTTCAAGAAGGGGAAAAGATCGCTCAAATATACCGAATATACTGGTGCTTCGGCAATAGTTGTAGCAGATGTTGCGTCGTGGACTTGGAAAGGTAAGAGTTCCATTGGGTGAGAACCATCGCCAGTTCCAACAACTGGGGTCTTACCAAGACTTAATCCATATGTTGAAGCACTATTTGGAGTATCATCGGCGCCAGCATCAAATACTAAATCTTCATAGACTGGTCCATGATTAACACATCTCTGCGACAAATATTGCTCTCTCTCTTTGTTATTCTCATTAGAGATAAACATAGACTGATATGCGTGGTAATCTCCGTAATCTTCAATCGAGCATATCTGCTTGTTTCCGACTAAAAGCTGTGCCGACTTAATCAAACTGGAAACACCAATATTGAGAGGGTAAAAAGCACGAGCATTAGTCTTGGGAGTTACTCCCAGAGTTATCTTCGAGTTCGAGTGAAGAAAACCAGCAACACGCTGAAGGGTGAATCTCGCTCTCTTCTGCGAAAAGGTAACTGGGTCAATCACATCGGTAGTAAGAGTCTGACCATAAGAAGTGGGAATCTGTCCTATTTTCATAAGGTCTGGAATCTGATCTTCCGTAACATCGCTCTGTTGTGCCATAGCATCACTTTGGGTTGCTGAAGGATCCATTTTATAATAATACTTATAAAATAGTTTCAAGAAAAAGAATATTTTTTAATTACTTAATAGAAATAAATTATTAGAGTGAAAAATCAATTGTTATGGGATTTGTTAATTTGTCTATTTTAATTGCTGGTTTTCTTTCAAATGTTTCTTGTTTAATTTCATAATTTCTCACTTTTACTGGCGGAATATCTTTAACTTTTCTTATTTTTGTATAATAATATTCCCTTGATTTGTCTTTGTTTTTTTGCCTATTAATTGGATTTTTCATATATTCTTTATGATATGCGTTTGATTTGTTTCGTTTATATTTATGATACCATGCTTTAGATCTTTCATTGTTTTTTTCTTTATTAATTGGATTTTTAATATATTCTTTATAATAATCTTGATACCATTTTTTATTTTTATAATATCTTTCCCTTTGTTTTTTAAGATATAATTCTCTTTCAGCAGCAGTCTGTGCTTTGGGAACATAATTATGTCTTGATTTATTTGAATAATCTCTAAACTTTTGATACTCAAGTGGATATGTTTCTTTAAAATATTTTAAATATTCACTTCTTGATTTAAATTGTTCTGGATATGACTTTTGTGTATAGGCACTTCTGAAATCTGTCCATTTCATTATATCCTATTTAATTATATGATATATTTAAATATTTACTTATTGGACGACTTGTATTCCCATACCAGAATCATAAGCAACAACAACCTTACTCTTAACAAATAAGTATGCCGATACTGGATTACCATCTGATAAGCCGTTGGTCATCTGAATAGAAAACTGTGCCGTTGAGAAATCAACACCTTCAGAATCGAGCATGTCATAGAGAACACCGACACCATAAAGACCACCACACTCTGGCATCAATCGGTATCCAGTAGTAACATCAGCATTAACTGTGAAGTTTCTGTTCGAGACCAACGGACCAGCTCCAGTTCTGTTGTGCTGGGATTCTGGGATGATAGAGTGTAAGAAACTCTTAATGACTTGGGAATCAACAACCGTAGTAGGATTAGTACTGGAATCATATACCGAATCAACTTCAAAATTGAGTGGGAATCTCTCACCATTTTTAAGGAAAGAGATAGTCTCCAAATTTGCCAGAGCGCCAGTCGCCAATGAAGGCATATAGGTTAAATATCCATCTTGTCCTAAATTATTCACAAAAGAGCTTGGTACAAAGTTGACAAAAGCACCAAGAACCTTCGATAATCCAAGATTGTAATTAATAATAGAGTTCGTGGATTCTAAAGTAGAGAAGTAAGAGCTAATCGAATTGAAGCTCCAAGCACCTTGGTCTGGAGACTCATCCCCAACATCGACTTCACAAGTGAGTTCGACATTTGATAACTCGTAGAATGCTTCCGATACATTAGTAAGACCGCCATCACTTGAATAGAAGAACTGCGAGTCCGGCGATAAATGAATCTCTATTTCAAGGGGAACCTTTGATAGCGGTAGTTTATCAGCACCAAGAGTCATTCCAGAAGGTAGGGGAATCGAGAAAGGAGATTCCTTGTCATTGCGGATAACTGTATCACGGAAGCATCGGTAGTTAGAGTTGATTAAAGCGCTCTCCGAAAGGTGTCCAGTCTGGTCTTGAAGACCACTCATAACCGGAAGGAATGAAGACATAAAGCGTCCGTAGTGTCTTATATGTTCAATTACTTGCTTGGTTTCTGCGTGACGAAAAACAAGCTGATCTATGACCCCAAAAGCACCCAGTTTGTGAGATGCTCTTAACTCTACAGCAGCGGCATCTGTAGGATGAAGAGTCCCAGCAGCATTGCGCCATATGGCTAAATCACCAGATAGGCGAATACTATCTAAATCAAGCATCGCATCTTGGCGACCAAGGACAATAGTTATAATGGGATTACCACCCTTATGAGAGATTTTTCCAGTAGCCGGAACATTTGATGGTTGGATCGTTAAATATTTCTTTTCAGCCATTTATAATTTAACAAACAAAAAAAAAAAAATTAAAAAAATATATAGAAAATTAATTAAAAATTTAGAGAGAAACAACAAGACTGTCTCCCTTAATTGAAATGCGGCGGACATGATATATGAAAGCCATAAGGAGCTTGTCTTTAGTTGGTGGAATATCCGCTCCAGTGACAGTGGATTCATTGTAGAAAAGCTGTAATTGGTTACTCTTATTATTGAGATTCATCACGCCGTCGTTTAGAGCATAGGCTCTGCCAATACAGAAGTTTCTGTTGTAATCCACGAAAGACCGTGGGACGACCTTTGCTTGATTAAGAGCCTTCTCCAACTCAATAAGCGGCTGTGCCGAAATACTCTTACCACCATTAATCTTGGAAACATCAATGGGTCTTGACGGAACAAGTTTATCATCAATCATAAACTGATACGATGTCAGATTATCTATGATACCAACTTGACCAGAACGGATAGACTTAAGTCTTCCATCCATAGTAAGAGTCTCTTCATCATAAGTAGCAGAACCAGATATTAGTTCAGCAGTATTGTATACTTTAGCATCCGTCGGAACAACAACACATGACTTGGCACGAGTGTTCGAGACTGCGAGATTGACAGTCGCATTGCGATTGCTTGATAATAGAGAATGCTTGTAGTTGGTCGCAGAGTGAATATCTAATTCAATTGAACCACCATCTTTGAGTTTCTCCATCATACCTTGCTCATATCTTGGATCTAATTCGACTTGCTGACATACTATCTCCAAATTAGAGACTGTGTATGTTGCGTCATATTTAGTTGCCGCCGCTGGTGTGAGAGTGACTTCAGCACTTGTGTCATCTGCTTTGACTCTCTTCTGGTCAGCAGCAGTCGAATAAACAATGAAATTACCAGATGTAACATCTACGCTTCCACCTTCAGCAGCAGCACTACTATTGCGAGTAACTTCTGTGAGTGTTAATTCAACTCTTCCATCACCAGTTAAACCAATAGAATCAATTACCGGATTGTAAGCGACGTCAGCGGCAGTTCTTAAATTTGCTTGCTGGTCTGGGTCAGTCTTCGAGCAAATACCAATAGTCTCACCCACTACAAAAGGACACGATTCTACAGACTGAACTGTATTCGTTCTCTGAAGGACTATTGTAGTTGTAGCCGAAGTAGCATCATCATTAGTAAAAGCCGATCCAGCATCATCTGTACCGTGGAATACCGGATTTTGTAACATTCTGCGGTGGCGATTGACAGAGTCTAATTGCTTAATGACCTTTGCGGGGTCTTCAAGGTCAATCTCAATGTAAAGACCTTGAGTCATCATTACTGGGAAGACTTTATCAGAATCAGCAAAAATACCACAGTGAATGGGAAGGGATAGTTTAGCGGTTAGGAAATCACCATCAGCAAAATCTGTGGCGTATGCGACTGACTTTGTCTTGTAGTAGGGATTGGTTACTGTATCAATATTATTAGATTCAGAAGTTCCAAGATTTCCACGATTCTTAATATTTGTGAGTAAGCAACCTTCTTTTAATGCTCGCATCTTTCTTAAACTCTCATCTTGATTGTAAGAATATTCCACTTGACACTTCACATTGTAGTCAGATATCTCTTCCAAAAGAACTGCTCTGGAACCAGAATATA